CCCCGGCCAGCCGGTCATCCAAGAACTCCGCAACCTCAAAAGACAAGCCGTCAACATCGCGTCCCAAAGTGAAACCCGTAAGCAAGGCGAAGCGTTAATGGCCGTGCTCTCCTCCATGCAGAATTATATCTGGAGGAAGAACGATACCCTTGGTGGCCTGACCAACTCGATTGGCTGGGTCACAACCCAAGCGTCCAAAGAACGTATGCTGTCCTACTACAAAGATTACTTCGAGCGCGACATGATGATCGTCAAGTCCGAGGAACTCTTGGAAGAAATGAAGACTATCCGTCGTGACGGTGGAACCATTTCCGCGCCTGGACGTTCTAAAGATGACCGCGTTATGGCCGCTGGCCTAGCAGCCGCCGCCTTTGCCGAGCAAGTGCAGCCACAGCTCATTGCACGCCGTATTACCCGTGACATGCAACTCAAAACCGAAGACCGCACAGCCGGAGAACTGGCCGTCGGCAAGAACGTATCCGAATACCTGAAGCGCATAGGATTTGGGCCAAATGGATAAAGTTTTAAATAAATCAGAGATTTACCGGCGCATGGATCGTTTTCAAGAAGACGACAACACGCCGTGGTCATGGCCTATGTTGGCAGAACTAGCAGGTTACGCACCCGGTCACATGCGGGATGTCTTTGTCTACAAGTCCCAACCGATGACTGAAACCATGCAGATCCGCGTCAGTCATGCCTTAGCCAAGATCGAACGCGGTGATGTCACCGTTATGCGTAATCGGGACAAGACTCGCTTCATTCAATACAACCAAAAGCCAGAGCCTCGCATGGCTAGAGGCAACCGGATTATCCTTGAGAACGGCGCTTTCAAAGTAAAACCAGGCATTATCAACCGTAATGACTATTCCCAAATCACCCTAAAAGAGCAGTTGGAGGGCTAAAATGGCCGTATTAAGATCATATCAATGCGTAAAACACGGTTATTTTGACGCTTGGGAGGCTGAATGCCCTCATGGATGCAAAAAGGTCACACAGGTCTTTTTAAAGCCATTTTCCATCAAATCCGACCGCACCAAGGGCGCTGACAAGACTTTGAAGGGCTTGGCGTCCGATTTTCAAATGACCAACATCAAATCGACCCGTGAAGGCGAGTTCCAGACGGGTTACCACACCCGCAACAACAAGCCTGAACCAAACAAAGGCCATGAAGCGGCTAACGGTGGCGTTATGTGGGGCGGCGGTGGCCGCTTTGACATGGGTAGCGCTCTTGCTGGAAAGGCTGTACAATCAGGAAATGGCGAACCGGCTGGGTTTGATCCCAAGAATCTTGGCAAACTAACCGGACCGCGTGCGGCAAGTTATCAAGCTGACCATCAGGGATTAAAGATCAATGCGGATTCCAACTAAAGCAGATGAACGCGAGTTCTTTTACTTAGACCTGATTAACAAGTGCGATGTGTCCAAGCCAGAGCGTCAGGGTGATTACTCATCCTTGCGCTCTAACTTTTTGTTTGGCGCTGGTCCTGAAGAGTCACCTGCACCTTTCAACAAGATCGCCTCGCACATCGACCAGCTTACTTCGTTCCTCTACTCCGCAGAAACGACGCGCTTCAACATTGCACTTGGCGCTGGCGCAAATGACATTCAACATCGTTACGTGCCGCCTCTTACTCAAGCGTTGCACGACGAATGGAACAACTCGAATGCCGATCAGGTTTTCTCTACGGCCCTTACTTGGTCCTTGGTCTATAATTCGACCTTTATCAAGCTCATACCCTTCAACACGTCTATCCATCCTTACTTGGTAGACCCAGGCTCAATGGGCGTCTTGCGCGAAGACGTACCTTACACCGACCGTCAACAAGCGTTGACCCAGACTTACTACATGACCAAACAGGATTTGTGGGCGCGTTTGTACAACCATCCGAAACGCGACAGCATTATTAGCCGCATTACAACCGCCAATTACGAACCAACGCATGTGCCTGAAGGCGTTGACCGCATCGTGATGTCGCAGACTAATCCAACTCTATACGGCACCGTCAACCTCGACCTTTACGGCTACAACCGCATGAAAGCGCGTATTGCCGAAGACACGGTGGAAATGACTGAGCTGTATGTCTGGAATGACGAAACGCAAGATTATCAAGTCGTTACTCGCGCCGCGCCAGATGTCATCATCTACGACCGGCCTAACGAAGAACTATTCCTCAAGGGCGAGCTGCCATTCATTCAGATCTGCCCTAACCCGCAATATGATTACTACTGGGGACAATCCGAAGTTTCCAAGCTGATCTACCTTCAGCAAATGCGTAACCGGCGCATGACAGAAATTCTGGATCTATTATCCAAGCAAGTAAACCCGCCAACGGCTCTCACAGGTTTTACCGGCATCTTGGATGAAAAGAACTTTGCATTGAACCGCGCAGGTGGCTTGCTATCGTCTGACATGCCGAATGCAAAAGCAGAACGTCTGGCACCTAACATTCCGCAAGATCTTTACGCACAGCTTAAAGAAATTGATGCAATGTTCGAAGAAGTCTCAGGAATTTCGTCTGTGTTGTCTGGCCGTGGTGAGCAAGGTGTGCGTTCTGCCGGTCACGCTTCTCAGCTTGCACGTCTTGGATCTTCACGCGCAAAAAAACGCGCTATGGTTGTCGAAGACTCTCTAGAAAAAATGGCAACGCTGTATCTTAAGATCATGCAAGCCTACGATCCGTCTGATCTCAAAGACACTGAAGGCAACAAGTTCATCCCTGCACAGTTTACCAAAGACTATGTGGTCAAGGTGGACGCGCACTCGAACAGCCCGATCTTTATGGAAGATCTGCGCTCGTTGGCTTTCAACCTGTTCAAAGCGCAAGCCATCGACAAAGAAAGCCTCATCGACTTGCTTGATCCTCCAATGAAACAGCTTCTCAAGGAGCGGCTTAAGAAGATGGATGCCAAAGCAGCGGCAGCTCAAGCGCAAGGCGGTGGCGGCGAAAAAGTAGTGCCAATGAGCAAAAAGCAGGGCTAAAATGGCTAAAGGACAACAAATTAACCCAGTTCGGGGCGACCAACCAAGGGCGTCAACTACCCAGTTGTCTCGCGACGTAAAACCCGCTACTATGGATTATAGAGTAAGTGGTGTGAAGTCTTATACGCCTCGCACTACTCCACGATCACCAGCAAGGAGGCCATAATGGCTTACAAGGCGGTAAAGCGTTCGCGTCGCGGCAAGCGTCGTTGAATAAGTTGGGGACGTTAACTTTAACTGATGGAGGCCTTCAATGGCTCGCAAGTCTCGTAAGCACAAGCGCTAATTGGCGCTACCACCCCTCCCTGAAACCTTAGCACAGGAGCGCATCATGCGTCGCAAGGCTCGTAAGGCACGTCGCTAACTAATACACGGGTTAGACCCGTTATTACTGCGATTTCCCTGAAGGGGGGGAAACCTAAAAATACCCCTTCACCTATTCAAAGGGAACGGACATGGCTGATAACGCACAACTTATGGCATTGATGCAGGGCGCTGGCGGTGAAACCCCAGGTGGCGTATCTGTCGGTGAAGCTCCTCCTTCTTCGCCTCCTCCCATGCCAACCCCTATGTCTACCCCAGAACCTAAAGCCGGTGTTAAAGAAGCAGCTCTCGTCAACGTCTCAATGGCGATGGATCTGATTGAGCAAGCTCTCCCAGCTATCGGTTCTGAAAGCCCAGAAGGCCAAAAACTCATTAACGCAATCTCAGCACTGACTACGGTGCTCGGCCCTAAGAAACAAAAGGCCGGTGAATTGCAAAATGCTGAAATTCTTCAGCTTCTTCAAAACCTTCCTCAAGCCGGTGGCGGCACTCCTGGTTCTCGTATGATTGCTGGTGCGCCTCCAAATCTCGGATTGATGAACCCTCCAGGTGCTCCACCTATGCCTCAGGGCGGCGGTGCTCCCGGTGCTCCTCCAATGCCTCCAATGTAAGGGAATTACTATGGAACTCTTTAAGCCAAGGGGCGCATCGGCACCCCGCAATGCTACTACCGACAAGCAGGTTAACGGCCAGATCGTTAACACGCCACGTTACGCCCACCTTGGTGGCCTTTCTGGCCCATCGAAAACCGGCAGCAAGAATGCAATGACGATTAAGCCACCAGGCGACGGTCGCAAAGTTATCTAAACCGAAGGATAGGGGACAACAATGCCTTCATTAGAAGATCTCACACCCGACGCCCGCGATGAATTGGCGTTATTGGCTCGTCAATTAGCCGAAAACCCTGATACGCGGGACTCTTTTCTGCGTTTGACAAAGAAAGTTAAGCCAAACTTAACAATCGACGCCATCGACATTAAAGACCAAGTAGACGCTCGTTTTGCTGAATATGAGGCCAGAAATCAGGCTTTAGAAGGCAAATTAAGGGAAAAAGACGCCCTTGAAGAGCTAGAAAAGCGGCGCCAAGCCTTGGTGAAAAAGGGTAAAGCAAAGTCTGAAGAGGACGTTGCAGAGATTGAAAAGGTTATGCTCGAAAAGGGCATCACAAATCACGAAACGGCTGCGGATTATTACGAGTTCATGAGAAGTGCGGCGGTGCCTACATCGCCAAAGGTCTTTAATCACTCGTTTATGAACGAGTCAGCACGCGACACGCTGGCAAAGTTCAGAACAAATCCAACAGTAGCTGCGCGTGATGAAGCGGCAAAAGCTCTATTTGAACTGAGGAAGAATCCTCGGCCAGTAGGCTTTTGATATTGGGGACTTAACGAAGCAAAGGAACTAAGCGATGGCTATAGGTGGTGGTATCGTACCAGCAACCGGCACTTCGCAGTACAACGAATTAACGTACGTCACACGGCGTGCGTTTATTCCGAAGTTGGTGGTGCAGCTCTACAATAGCACCCCGCTTATGGCTGCGCTGATTGCCAACTCTCAAACTGCTACGGGCGGTGTCTCGTCCGTTACAGTCCCCGTACAAGGCGCTCAGTTTGTGAACGCT